GTTGTTAGTTCTTGAATAGGAACTTTACCTCTATTTAAATCGCCTTCTTGTGTTAATGATCTACCCACAATACTACCAGTTTGGAAATACATATTTAATGCTTCCGCCGGATTATACTTAGTTCCAGTCCCTAAGTCAACCTCCATTAATCCATCTACATCCAAGAATACTCCATCAGGAACTAGCTTAGACATAACTTGTTGTAACTTAAGATGCGTCAATTGAATCATATCCGCAAAAGAAATACACTTAGTAACGATTGAATCAATTCTGCCTTTGTACATTCTAGGGGCAACAATATTATAATTCATTCTTACTCTTGTAGTATCTGCTTGTGGTCTTGTCATATCGTTTGACAACTTCCATTCAAGCATCATATTCGTGCCAATAATTTTAGCTCCTGTATACAATACTTCTATTGTTCTGGATACTCTTTCGAAGTTATCGCTTGGCGGTGGATTAAATGAATCGGTTTTTTCAATCACTTTTTCTAAGCCATTTTCATTATGCTTTATTTTAAACACCTGGTTCATATAAGTCTTGTACTCAAAATACAATACCTGCACAGTGTTCTCATCGTAGTTACCCCATCCTTGAATATATTGTCTATTTCCAGGCATTTGCTGGATCTTAAGCAATTCATCTTCTGATATATCTGGAAATTGCTTTTTTAACTCCGCTATTGTTACAGCTTTAACTTCTCCAACATAATATATATCTTCAAAGTTAGGGTCTTCTGTATACGAGTATACCATATAAGCTGGATCCACATAATCAACCACAATGCCTTCGGCTTTATTGAACGATGTTTTTGTTGCGGCAATTCCAATAGTTGTTAAATCGTAGTTTAAACGCTTTCTGGTAAGATCGTATTTATTATTCTTTAATACCGTATTAATGGCTTCCTCTTCTGCGATCTCTATTGATTGCTTGTAAGACAACTGCATGTGCAACTCTAATTCATCTTTAGTTTCCGGTAAATCCATTGCAGGTATATTTGACTTAGAGATATTAGTCCCGGTCTTTTGCAATACGTCTTGGATTATCGGTTGGTTGACCATATCAAACTTAACCGAAGAAGCATAGTCTGTTCTTTTCTTAAGAGATTCAGGGTCTTGAGCAAACGCTCTTACATCATATGTTTTTTGTGAAATACCATTAGCGACTATATCAACAAACTTTGACAATATTGGCACAGGTGTCCAGTCTAAATTTAAATAAGATAAATCACCGTTTATTGATAATTCATCCTTGTATTTCTGTACAGATTGTTCTCCTCTAGCGTAAAGCCTTAACCTATTAAAATTATTCCAATGCGTTAAATACTTATTGCCACTTGTCCTTCCTTGATTAAACCATTCCTGCTCTATTGCGCGAGATACTTGAAGTCCATATTCTACTGAAGCTTTAGTATCATCATCAACTACCTGACTAGGAAAGGCGCTATTTGGATTTGTGTATATATTCATTTACTTAATAATTTTTGACGTGGCCCCTTCGTTATTGTATTTTCTAAACCCTACAGGCACGGACATTATTTCTTTTTTTTGAGTAGGTATATATTTATTCTTATTGCATGCCATAATAGCTAATCCTGAACTGATGGAGGCATCATGGCTTGTTCTTTTATTTAAATCAAATCTCGCCCAATCCTCTAATGTATCTTGGAAGTACATAGTTCCATAACCTGTGTCTAATAACCCAACGTGCTCCTCTATATATGTTTCTATGGCGGCAGCGTGTGCTTGTATTATATCTTGTGATGAGTTAGGTATTCCGCCGATCTCTCTTTCTGTTGTAGATAATTTATTAAACACTCGGTCAGGCCTATTCATTGAGAATCCTCTATAGCCTCTTCTTTTAAAATAATATAGTAACCTTGGTTTGTTATTCTCTGCTAATATAGGCATCCCATAAAATACGCATGCCATCAGTACATCTTCAAAGAATATCTCAGCTGTTTGAGGTCTGGATATATACTGCAAGAAAAATGTATTTGGTGGAGCATCATCCATTGAGAATTTAGTTAGCCCATGTAATGCGCCTTTAGATCCTTTGCCATCTGTTGTTCCAGATATATCGTAAGGGTCACACCCAAATGCTCCAATGTATTCGTTGCCCGGATACTTTAAGCCATTCTTGAGTATAATATTGTTTTGCAAATGATATGGTGGAATCCATGATATTAAGAATCTACCATCCTTATTAGGATAGAACATAACTTTAGAGTCTTGAATGCCGCCTTCCCATTGGAAATTACCTCTGGTTAATATATTAGTGTTTCTTAGATCATTATTATAATCAATTTGCTCATATATTTTTGTAAGGTTGAATAAAGATTGTTTTGTCTCGTCTCTAAAGGCGTGTTGTTCTGTTCTTGGAAACTGTCTGTAATATTCGTTTAACCCGTCGGAATCTGTTTTTAGACCATCAACTTCATTCTGCCAATGCTCGATAACTCCGTAATCTATTTCATTTCCGTCGATCCCTTTGACTGAGGTTTTGGGAGTATCGAAGACAGGTATGCCATAAGTATCAATGAATCCCTCGTAGGACCATTCCATAGGTATGAACAAACTATATAATCCTGAATTAGTCTGTCCGTTGCGGTTTCTTTTCGTGACGTCTGAAGCATAATACAACTTTTTAAAATTATCACCTCCTTTATCTAAAGCATTTGATGTTGAACCCATCATACACTTACCAATAATTCTACTTCCTAATCTTAAACAAGTTTTAGTAACCCTCCAGTTGTTTAATATATTATCAGGCTTTAACCATTTACCACTTTCATCGTGAACTAGTAATTTAAGTTTTTCACCATCATAAGAGTTATCTCCCGTGTTCTTCCAATCTATTGTAGTATCAAGACCATCAAGTTCTTCCAGGTTTTCGTGGTTATCTAATTTCTTTCTTGTGAACTTAGATGCTGGAACCCTATAAGCTAACTCGGTTTTCGGCCTATCCATACCATCTTGAATTGGTTTAAAGAAGAATGGATAATTAAGGGATATTGGGACAACTTTATCTGTAAACATCGTTTTAGCATCCGCTCCAGACTTTGATAAAATACCAAATCTTGCGTCACTTGATATTGTACCTTGGTTAACTAATTCAGCAGACGACATAAAAGAAAATCCAGAACGTCTATTCTTTAAATAACACATACCGTAACATCTAGTGTCTGCTTTGCAAGCCTCCCAAAATATAAAGAACAATCTATTCGATTCCCTAAAGTCCGGCGCGCCAACGTCAATCTTACTCCATTGCAGGTACATATAATGTGTTCCTGTTATATAGGTAGCTACACCATTGTTATAAAACGAAAAACCTTCGTCTCTATGTTTAAACTCGTTGTCAATATAATCGTACCATTTTTCCTTAAAATTATCAGGGTATTTATTCCAATCAAATACACTCTTTATTTTTTCAAGTTCTTTTGGTATACTTAGCTGTTCCCAATACTGCTCTTCTTTCTTAGGGCTTCTCTTGAATGAATTGTCAATTAATGGTAAAGCTATCTTTAAATTCTGTATCTCGTATATTTCGCCAATCTTACCTGTTTTGCTTATAACAATTACATCATGCTCTTTGTTATACCCATATTTCCATCTATTGTAACGATTCTGTTGTTTGATTACAGATGGCTTTATATGGTTTGGTAATATCTTATAAAGTGTTTGTTCGTACATTATTTGGATCTCCCTTCTGCAAAACCTTTAAATTTTACTACCGTAGTATCTTTATCTTCTTCTTCTAGCATACGGGTTTCATCCTGTATCCTGCTTAGAATTTCAAAAGCATCAAATATGGCGAGCTTCTTTGTGGCAGCGGCATTCTTTAATTTGTCGGCTGATAAATCATCATCACCATTATTTAAAATAGCTTCTTCGGCAACTTTAATTAATTCAAGAACTGCCTTGTGCCCAGCGGCTATTATATTCTGTTTCGTTTCCTTTATATTCATATTTAATTACAATATCATTAGATTTCATACAATAAAGTCTTTGTCCATCAATAACAAAGTCAAACTCCCCATAAGGAGTATATCCAACAAGGTCTCCCTCGTTTATTTTAAGCGCTTCTAAGGAGCTATTTCCATATTTAAGTATACCAATAAGCTTTTGCTCTTTGTCTACGCTTAAATAGTCTTTATTCTTAATCGGTTTAACAAAACATCTGTCTCCAAATGCTTTCCATTTATCCGTATTCTTATATAAATAAATCTGATCTAGTTCACAGAAATATAAATCATCTTTAAAATATGACCTACTATTCTTCTTATTACCCCTTATATCGTAAAACACCCTAAAAACATTATGGTGAATTACGATTATATCTCCAACTTTAATATCGGTTGAATAAGCCAAAGGAGTTGCTACTACTTCTGCAAAATTATTTACAGATTTAAAACTTTCAATCTTTGTATTTAGTATTAGCTCTTTATCTGCAACCTTAATTTTATTGTTATATCTATTGCCCACTGGCTTAACTATAAAACTAAATATACTTCTCATTAGTATTCTAAATCAAATTCAAGGGCAATCGCCATAGTCGGGTAAAACTCTTTCCATGGTTTAACTTCATCGCCGCTCTTTATGTATATTATACAAGACCTGTCTTCTCTTTTTAATATATGAGTAATCTCGTGGCCACCATATACTTGTTGCCCAACAGAATAATGCATTGCTTCATTCTTATAATCCGGACCTATACTTATTTTTCTATATACATATTCCATTACTCAACTTTTTCGAGTTTAGCCTTTTCTATAAAGGTATATGTACCATCTTGGATATTTATATTTATATCTCCGTATTCTTTTTGTAACACCAGTTTAAACTCTTCTACTTTTTTATTAACATCAGCAATTTGATGCAAATAACTATGCTTCTGTGATTCTAATAATCCGATGTTATTTAATAGAACATTCATTTCTTTTTGTTGATCAACAATAGTTTTTAATTGTTGCTCTGTAATTTTGTTTTCCATTTAATTTAATTTGATTTTAATTATTTATCTATACAATATTATACTTGCGGCTGGTATATTAACTGCGCTTGTAACTTTTGTAACTATTATGGGTAAGAACGTACCCTCATTAAGCCCAGAAAACGTAGTGTCCGAACTATCACCCACTAGTCTAACAGTTATGGAGGCCGCACTCGCGCTAACTGTAAATGCTCCAATATAAACCGCTGACGGCACAGTTGCCGTTTCCGGAAAGGCACTTAAGGTTTGTGATATTGTTCCAAAATCTGGTTGATTACCATATTGTCCCATAATTTATTTTTTAAATATTTTATTATGTATTGTTTATTTCTTATAGTGTCAATACCTAAAACGGGAAACACCACATTTTTATAGCGATGCCCCCGTTAGGAATTGTATTATAAATTTATATTTTAGCTGGCTTTTTTAGCTTTACCAATTTTTATCAAAGAACTTTTCTGTTTGGTATTTAAATTATCAGGTTTAGTTCCACCACTAGTAGCATTATAAAATTCTGCTTGAACGTTTCTTCTGTTCATAGTATTAGTACTGTCGCTAACAAATCTTTTGCGCAAAGCTTCAGTCTCTCGACCTTGCCCGTAAGATGAAGCGGTAGCCATAGTTTTACCATCGCCACCCATAATACTAGCTCCTCCTGTCTTTGTGTTTTTAACAAACTTTTTCTCGTATGGCTTGGCAGCAGCTACTCCTGTTACTTTATTAATATTTAATCCGCTAGGCATTGCCCCTTTGGTTCTGTTTTCAGCGAGTTTCTTTTTACCTTTTTCGTATTTTTCAGTAGTCTCTATTTCCTGTCTTAATGGAGAAGGAATTCCATTTCCGGTTTTAGGACCATTGCCTCTACCAGCAGTTTGTTTGTATGCCATCTTTTTAATTTGTTTTATCGTTTACTATTCTTTTATAAATAACTTGTCCGGGGTGATCACTAACAATATCAGCGACCATTGTATCTTGATCAATAATAATAAATTTACTTATTGCTTCAAAACCATTTGGCTCAAATAAAGTTTCAATATATAAACCATTCTTTTTAATTTGATAGCTTACAACCTTAAGTTCTACATTAGAACCTGAAGAAACTTCTTTTATTGATAATTTATTTCCTTCTGCTTTTTTAAAGGTTATATCCGTTGCCTCACCATTAGACGTCCATTGGCCTTCTAAAAAGGTTGGTGACATCTTTTGAGCATTTGCACTGAAAAATCCTAAAAACACTAATAATACTAATAATTTTTTCATAATATATTTGATTAAAGTTATATATTATTATTATTACGTACATTTATTGCTTTTTATAAGCCTCTTTCTCCCAAGGTAAATTCTTGGCTCCCTCTTTCATCTTAGATCGAGGATACTTTTTGCCTTTCCAGAAAACATTAGAATCGTTATAATCTAAATCACCACGTTTCATTTGAGCAATATGCACTTTTTCGTGTGATATAGTTTTATTCTTTTTTAATTCTAAAGGAGATATATTTTTGTTTATTAATATGGTTCCATTGGATTGTGCCATACCCAGAACATTGTCTTCCATATCAGTACTGTATATAGGAGTATTGTCAACATTGTAAGGAGCACCCTTCATGGTAAATGCCATATTAATATATTTTAAAAGTTATTAAATTCCCTATAAAAGTATATCTATAGGGAATTTAAAATTATTATTATGCTACTGCAGCTACAACAGGCAATGCACCAATAGTAACACCCGTAGGTAAAGCAACCGGGCATAAAGTTGGCCCTTGAGCAAAAATAGCAGCATTAACAGCAGCTACTGTTCCTGAAGCGCCAGCAGCGCTAGTAGTAAATGTATGAGATACCCCTGCCGCATAAATAGCGAAGGTCGTTGCGGTAAGCCAAGCTACAGAAGTAATATTAGCTACGTTAAACAAAATAGGTTGTGCGCCACTAACAGTAGTAGCAATAGAGATAAATTTGAACATTGTTTTTAGTTTTTATTGGTTGTGATTATTTTAATATTAATATCTGCCTTTCGCTCTTTGAGTTATAGCTCTTGGATCGCATACGGGTTTAACGTTATTGAATATAATGCCGTCTTTACCAGAACTGGATCCTTTGCCTTTTGGTAATGCAGTAGTATCAAATGGGCCATTCCATATAGCGTTAGCCCCTACCCCTGACAATTTTGCCTCTCTGTCGTGAACACTCATTGGGTGTTTCTTAATATTTAGGTTCATAATTAGTAGTTATTTATATTATAATTAGGCGTTATAGGCGTTTCAACCCCTGCTGGAGGAGGAATAGGCTGTGAAGTAAGTTCATTTGCCATAGGATTCATTGCATCATTCATACCATTTACGTCTCTTGTAAAAGTATTAGGCACCTGCGTTCCAAAAACACCTTGTATATTATTCGTATTGGTAAAACCTTTTGGGTTTATAGGTGTAGGATTAAGTTGATTCATCTTTATATCTTGTTTTATCGTTATTTACGTTTTCTATTGCTGTTATCATAAGATTATCCATATAGGTTTTACCACTCATGATTGTATTCCTATGACTCGTTGGAAGATCCTCTCTACCAAGCATTATACGGTACATTCTACTTATTAGTTGTTTACACTTAAATGAAACTTTATATATATTGTATTTTTGGGTTGTATGGTTTCTATTTCTCCAAACCACTATCCACCCTTCTTTTAATAAATTGTTCCAGCGTTTATTGTCCCAACTGTAAGCGTAGGTACCTATTTTATAATCTTGCTTTGTAAAGAATTCCATACAATCAAAATAGATAAGCAATTCTAAGTCTGCATCGGTTAAATTATTGTTCCTACAAGCCCATCTACGGATTATCCTGTAATGCTTTAGTAAACCTAACTCTTTAATATCGGATGGTTCTAAACGGCTCATAACACAACTACAACATCGTCTAATCTTATAACGTAATAGGTTTCTTTATTAGGCTCAATCTTATGGCCGTTATGCCTGTCATAAAATATATGATCTCCATTTTTAACTCCAACAACTTCATCTCCAACACTAATAACCTTAGCTTCAATGTATCTAATATCCTCTCTGTGATTCTCGGCCAGCATTAATCCACCCTTGGTTTCTGTTGTACCCTCTTTTATTTTTTCTATAATTAATCTTTTACCAACCGCTTTCATTATGCTCTTAGATTATTAATTACACAATCAGTTGATAGTATAGTGGTTGCAACAGAAGCAGCATTTCTTAATGCACTTTTAGTAACAAGTAATGGATCAACAATTCCAGCATCAACCATCTTAACGGTTTCTCCTGTTACAACATTAAGTCCATACCCTACTTTTGATAATATTTCTAGTGGTGCATTGTCTATGCCTGCATTATCAAGTATAGTTCTAAATG